GGCCTATATCGCCGCTCCCCGCGTGTCGGGTCTGCGGACAGGTGGCCGAGTGGTTGAAGGCGCACGCCTGGAAAGTGTGTAGACGTGATGAGCGTCTCGCGGGTTCGAATCCCGCCCTGTCCGCCATTTCCATGACGCGATCCTTTCTTTTCAAGGGTTTACTGGACGATTTGGCTAACCGGGTCGCCGGGTTAGCCAATTTTCGTTCGCGGTTCAGACCCGGCGAGGGTTAAAAGCGCTTCGGCAGCGAGGCGGCGCTGATCGCGTTTGGCGGTGTAGCGCTGCACTTCCTTTGTCGTCTTGTGGCCGGTCACTGCCATGATCCGTGCTTCGCTATTCCCGGCGTCGGCTAGGCGCGTAGCCGCCGTTTTCCGAAGGCCATGGGCAGAGCAGGCCGGAAGCCCGGCGGCCCGGCAAGCGTCTCGAAACCAGTTCCCGAAACCGGCCGCGGTGAACTGCGCTCCCCCTGCGGTTTGAAGAAAGAGCATCTGCCCGCTCGGTACGGTCGCGAGCGAAGCGGCAAGGCGCGGGTGAATCGGAAGGACCAGTGGCGTTCCTGTCTTTTCCTGCTGAACGCTAATTAAGCCATCGCGAATGTGCTGACGGCCCATCCTGCGAACGTCGCCGGAGCGTTGAGCGGTGTAGAGCAAGAGGTCGAAGGCCGTCCGCTCCCTTGAACCGACGGGCCATCGCGACTCGAAGGCCGCAATCTCGTCTTCGGACCAAGTGTGAAACCCTTCAGTCGAATAGCGGAGCGGCTTCACGCTGGCCGCCGGATTATCTGGCCGCCAACCGCGCGAGACCGCGAACGCCAGCATGTAGCGCAGCACCTTCAAGAGGTTGTTCGCTGCGGCTGGTGACGAAGCCCGCTTGTCCCGGATGGCGAAGACGTGAGCCGTTGCCATGCGATTCACCGGCAGTTCGCCGTACTCCACTCGGAATCGTTCGATGATCCCGCGATAGGTCACGCGCGTGGTGGAACGCATCTGGTTCCATTCGGCGGAAGCATAGATCAGGACCGCAAGCGCGTTGACGCTACCGGGCTTTGTCCGGCTTGCGGCGGGTGCGGGTGCCTCTCGTCCGCTGATCGCTGCGGAGTAGGCTTCCGCAAACTCAGGCGAACCCGGCAGGCCCGGAAGATAGATAGGCTTCAGGCCCTTCTTGCGGACCCTGAAACGTGTCTTCCCGTGTCGGTCCTGAAAGGACGAGACTCCGGGGAACCCCATCATTTTGTAACGTCGTCCCATGGGTTTCTGCCTTCACCGGGAGGTATGGAAGCTGTTTCCATGTCGAGAGGCACAGAAACCGTTCCCGCCTTGTAGACGAGTACAATACTACCGTCCGGCGCAATCTCCGTCCGCTCCACTTCAAGCCCGACCGCGCGGGAGGCTTTCACCGCTTGCGTCAGGACGATTGGCTTGAAGGGGGACGGAGTCCGCGCCATCGGAGGTCAGCCGATCCTCACGGCGACCGACGCGGACGGGTTGCCCGCGACCGCGACCGCGACCCCGGCACGGGCCGCGCCGACGGGCTGCGTCTTCGTCAGGAGCTTTGTCGCTTCGTCAAAGTAAAGCTCGTCCCCGACGGCGACGGCCTGCGCCGCGACCTTGGGAAGGTCGAAGACGCCCTCAAGGTCGAGGTCAACAAGCTCGCCGTTCACCGCGTCGCCGTTCGCGACGCCGAAGAGAGCGCCGATGCGGCACGCTTCGCCGCTCTTCAGGATGCGGGGTGCCGGAACGGTGATCGTCCGGCCGGGCTGGATGAAGGTTCGCATTGTCAGAGTCCTTTCGAGGTCTGGAACAGGATGGTTTTCGGCGGCGCGCGTCCGGCGATTTGGGCGATAGCGCGGTCGGCGGCGGCGATGGCCGAAGCCATCTCGCGGTCGTTCGCGTACTCGACCCGCTGCCCGTTCTGATCTTGAACGGCGCGGACGCCGCCTAGGCGGGCCTTGAAGAGCCGGTCGCGCCAGTCGCGAAGTTCGGTCTCAGTCGCCATCACAGGTCGCCCGTATTGCGATACGCACCGCGCCAATCGACCGCACCGCAGCCGAAGTGATTGAGGACGCGGTAAGAGCGGCCCCACGTCTCGAACGACTCCCGCGAAGCAAGCTGCGGCCCCGGCGCGGATGAGAGATAGGCGTATTCGAGAACCGGCATGACCGCCGGGTCTGCGAAGACGTACCAAGCCTCGGGCGGAAGCCTCGGTTCGACGAGAAGCGAGAGACGCCCGCCGAACGGGTTCACGTCGCCGACGGTCGCCGCATAGATTTCCGTCAGCACGATTTCGGCGTCGGTTTCGAGGTCCGCGCCGACGAGCACATAGCGGGGCGTCGCGGCGATGGGCGTCTTGCCGTCGAGTCCCTTTTGCATCCGCATGGCGAGCCGGGCGGTGCTGAGACCGTCGCGGTCGAGCGGTCCGCCGGTCGCGGCGAGGTTTCCGTGATCGGCATGGAAGAGACGCTTGCCGTCCCCCATGAGCGGCCCGGCCCCGTTCGACTGCGTGAGAAGCGCGACAAGGCGGGCGTTCTCCGTCTCGGCTGCGGCCCGTCCCATGGCGGCACCCCAATAGACGAAGGGCCCAAGGTCGTCATTCGCGATGGCGCGGCCCGACAGATGGAAGATGGCGGCGTCGGTCCCCAGACCGTAGCTTTCCTTCGCCTCGACAGCGGTGACGCTCTTAATCTCGCCGGACTCGGTGACTTCCTGAAGCTGGCCCGGCCCACCGATCTTCAGCATCGTCTTTGGACGGAAGTCTTTGATCTCGCTCCGTCGGGCGAGGGCCGTCTTGATCGGCGATTGCGCGGCCCGATGGCTCTCCAACAAGACCCGGTTGCCGGTTTCTGTCAGAAGACCGGGGAAGTCGCTCGTCCCATGATAGGCGCGCGTCCGGATTTCCTCGGTCGAGAGACCGGCGATGCGGACGCTCCGGCTGGCAAGGTAAGCCCGGCACATGGCATCCGGTTCCATGGATGCGTAGGGACGCGCGGCTTCGCTGGGGGCCGGGCCGCCATGGCGGGCGACGATGCCTTCAGCCATGCGGGTGAGCATCACCGACGGATCGTCATTCGACGGGGCGCGGGTCGTGACGATGCGCTGCCGGGAGCTTGTTTCCGTCATCGCGGCGAAGGCGGCGGCGCGCGCCTGAAGGACGGTCGCGCCTTCCTCCCAAATGCGATCCGCGAAATCGTCGGTGAGGTTCGCCTTGCGAACGATGCCCAGGATTTCGCCGCGCGTGGCGGGCCGGGTGTCTGCCGTCTCCGCCGGTTCGGGGGCGTCTTCGGTCTCGGTCGGGTTTTCGGTCGTCATGGTCTTGCCTTCCTTCTTGCTGCGAACGCGCGCCTTCGGGTCGGCCCCTATCGGCACCAGTGAAACTTCGTGAATTGCGGGGGTGATGGTCAGCGCCCGCCCCTTCGTGGCTGGGTCGATGCTCTCGACGGTCTTGGCGGCCGTGTAGCCGATGCTGACCGCGCCAAGGACGCCGTGTTCGATGTCGTCCAGATAGGGTTCCGCTCGCTTTGACAGGCGAACTTCAACCCATAGACCGGTGTCGTCGCGCCCTGCGTCCGTCACGACGCCAAGCGTGTCGTCAATCGAGCCGGTGCGATGCGAGTTCACGAGCGGCTTGCCGATCAAAGTCTTCGGATCGACGGGGGCGAGGTCGAGACGTTCGCAATAGAAGCCGCGCGCATCGCGGCGCTGGACCTCCGCACCGGTCGAGACCGTGGCCCGGAAAGTCCGCGCCTCGCGATTGAGGCTCTTCGGTGCGAGCGTGGCGCTTCGATGCAGGGTCATTTGCGGAACCCACGATTGATGGGAGCGTCTGAGGCGCCCCCTCTGGCCAGAAGCCGCAACGTCACTCCGACTTCGGCCAGACGGCTGCCTATCTTCGCTTTCTGGGCGGCGGCGGCGCGGATGGCCGCGCGTTTGGCGCGCTGCTCCCGTCGCCATGCAATTTCGGCCTGAAGCACCACATCGAGGCGTCTTTTGGCCCGGCGGTTCAGCCATCGCTCAAAGGCGGAGTATTTCAGGACCCCATATCGGGGGTAGGTTGGAGTGCTGCGGCGGTTCTCCAAATGGTGCTGCGTTCGCTCGTCTGCCCATTCGTCGAAGGTCGCGCGATCAGGGAATCCGCACCCGATCCGCCGGAACATTTCCTCAGTGGTGATGTACCCCTTGCTCATGGCGTCTTGCCCTCCGATGCGTTGTCAGGACCGAACGAAAGGCCAAGTGACGTTTCGCGCGCACGGTCGGCGGCGATCTCCGCATCAAGCGTTTCGATGTCGTACCCTTGGGCGGCGACGGCTTGGCGGCGGGACATGAGACCTGCCCGGATCATCGCGGCAGTCGCTTCCGCGTCCTTCTGGGGATCGACCCATTCTTGGACCGGAGGAATCCATTCCACGTCGAAATAGGCGTCGGCATTGGTCTCGAAGTCGGGAAGGTCGAGTTCGCCGGAGAGAACCGCCAGCGTGACGAAGCGTTCCCACACGGGCCGGAGAAGTTGCGGGATCAGAATGTGGAACTGCACCACTTCGATCCGCCGCCGGAAATCGACAAGAGCGGCGCGAAGAGACGAGTAGTTTGCGTTCGACACGTCCGCCGTCATCAGGTGTTCGGGGACGCCGTAACCCGCCGCAATCGAGCGCAGAGAGAGCTTCGCGAAATCGACAAGCTGTTGCGCCTGTCCCGGCGTGACGAATTTCAGGTCCCATCCGGGCGGAACGACTTTCAGAGTGCCGGGCTCAAGGCCGGTCGTCATCAGCGATCCGGCTTGCTGCCCGTCGAAGGGACTCTCGCCGGTCGCGGCCCCGTTCACGTCGGTCAGGAAGCCCGCGAACATCGCGCTCGTCTTCGCGCCGACTAGGAGAGCGTCAAGCAGTTGGTCGAGTTCGCGCAGGGTCGTCAGGACCGGCGCTGCCCACGGGACGCCGCGCACCTGTCCCGCGCCATCAAGGCGGAACATGTGAACGATTTCCGATGCGGGGATGCGGACGGGCGGGGCGAACGTATCGAACGATTGCGCCGGATCGAACGGGCGAACGTGATACGCGACGCGCTGGCCAAGGGCATCGAACTCGACACCCGCGATGATGCGAGCGCCGCCGCCCAATTCGACATTGTGCGAGGCGTCCAGGAGTTCCGGCGGGATCAGGCGGAGTCGCAGCCCGTCGGGAGTCGCGATCATGTGAATGACGGCTTCGCCATCGACAACCATGCCCCGCATGGCGGCGAAGACGAGGCCATGGAAATTGTTTCTCTGATCGCCGTCGCAGTGGCGCGACCATTTCGGGAAGACGCTTCCGAGGCGGCGGCGGGCCTCACGGTCTTCGACAGTCGGGAAGGTCGGGGTCAGGCCCGCCCCGACCGCATGGGCCGCCCATGCGTTTGTGGCGGCGTTGGCGAAGGGATTGTTCTGATCGACATGCCGCGACCGGTCACGAAGGGATGAAAGCCCGGCGAGAACGTCGGAGTTCCGGCTTCCGCCCGCCGAACGCCAACCGTCATCGCGGACGCCATGCGACAGGCGTGCGCCGCTTGCACCCTCATAGGAGCGGCGGCGGAAGCCGAGAGCTCGGCTAACGCGATCACGAAAGGACTGCCATGGGAACGCCACGGCGCGTCACTCCGCCTCGCCGTCGTCTTCCGCCTCGTCCTGCGGAAGCGCATCGACGTGCGGGATCATCGGCACAAGCAGCGTGTGAAGCGGTAGAACGATAGCCGCTCGGGTGAGGCTGCGGACAAATGCGGGCTCGGCAGTCCTCCGGCAAACGCCGCCGACGGTGTCCGGACCGAAGGTCAGATGGAAGAACCACTTCTCGTCTTCGCGGAGTTGTTCGATCACGTAGGCAAGGCCGGGTGTGAAGGTTTTCCCTTTGGGCGTATCGTCCGGATGCATATTGTCTGACGTGCGCCATGCAGAACGCAGAGCATCACGAGACAAGCCCAAAGCGGAAAGCTCGGCGACAAGCTTCACTTTGTAAGCGTCGAGTCGCTCGAAATAGGCGACGGCGATGCGTCCACGCTTAACGACGAAGGGTGAAACGATCACACCGGTTTGCAGGTGTCCGCGCACCTGCCGGGCGAGGAAGTCTTCGCTTGCGTCTCCCGTTTGGGCGGCCGGTACGACAATCTGCGAGACGGTGAGGCGAGGGTTCCACATTGGTTTGCTTCCTTGTGCTCAGAGGCGACAACCTACGTGATTCGTAGGTCGTATGCAAGCGGGCGGGTTTTGCAGGTGGAAACTGCGGCCTTCGTAGCTAAGTGTCACCCTCACATGCGGAAAACAGTGAGAAGAAAAAGGGAGCTAAAATGGTTCTATGGTATAGGGGTCCGGACCCAAAGACATCAGAAGATTGGATGAAATTGATAAAATGGTCGATAGGCCGAACAATAGCTGTACTATTTGTTATGTTAATGTGCGGCCTATTCATCGGGACACAGTGCGCCCCGGATCATCGGGAGCGTCTGAAACAAGTACCCAAAGCGATCGGGGTAGTGACGCCTATCCTATCCATGCCGTATGGATGAAGCCTTTTGGGTTTGCTGGCGACATACCAAAAGGGGCGATCTCCTGGGGAAGCTAAGTGTTTTTGCTTCTGAGATCGCTTACAATTGTGCTGCTGGGTATCGCCCCATAAAGCGCCGCGCTTGGCATCATAAATGGTGCGCCCTTAATGTAGGAGCTAAATAATGCCCTCTAAAGCACTAACGAAGTTCGAGAATGTCATGATGAAGGATGTTGACCGGATCATTAAGACGCACGCGTCGTCTGTTAATGGTCAGGGAAAGAAGGCGCTCGGTCACTTGACACGAGCAGGGGTGCTTTTGTTATGCGCTGCTTGGGAGTTGTATATTGAAGAAGTTTTAATAGAGGCGGTTGAAGCTTGCCGAGAAAGGGCAAGTGGGCCGAAGAAGCTTCCGAAAACGGTTCAAAAGTCTTTAGCCGCCTACGTAAATTCGTCCAAGCATGAGCTGAAAGCTCTGCATCTTGCGGGCGACGGTTGGAAGGAAGAATACATGGTGATGGTTAAAGCGCAAGTGGAGAGCCTCAATACCCCAAAGACCGCGCAGATTAACAATTTGTTCAGCGATCTTGTTGGTATCCCTGATTTGTCAAAGTGTTGGAGTAATGACAGTAATGATCTGGATGATTTTGTTACTGTGAGAGGAAATGTTGCTCACAAGGGAGCGAATGCAGGATACATAAAAATCAAGAAGTTGTCTGATTTCTATAAAGATCTGATTGGTCGGACTGTTGTTGAAACAGACAATTGCGTATCTAGTTTTGTTAAAAAAAGCTTCGATGCGAAATCATATCCTTGGAAAAGGCGAACTATTGAGACCTGATCAGGAGCTTCCTTTTGCGAGTATTTTTTGGATATAACCTCACTGCGATAATCTAGAAGCTGTGTGCCCAAGGGCATGTTCAAAATCTGACCGGGCATTCTGATTGGGAACCTCGGCAAACAAGTTCACCGACCCATCCACGCCGAACGAATGACGCGGCTCGCCTTCACTGGGGCAGCACCGGGGGAACATAGTTCCGCCTCCCGCAGATCGAGATTGACCGAGACCAATCCCCGCACGGCCATCGCGTAGACCGTCGCATCTAGGGACTCTGCCTTGCGGCCCTGTATCCGCTCCCATTGCCGCGAAGGCGCACCGCGCCTGTAGCGAATCACAAGACGTTCGGAGGCCAGTTCCTCGAAGAAGCGTGGTTCAAGGCTGGCGCTGAAGCGGAAACTGTTTCCGCGCGTGAGCCGGGTCGCAAGTTGCGCCTTCACGCCATCGACGCCGACGATGAAGAGCTTCGCGCCCTTCGTCTCGCTCGCCTTGATCGCGGGCCGGTTGCCAGACGCGCCCTTGATGGCGACGATCCGGCGTCCGAAGCGCGGGCGGGTGAAGGACAGGACCGAGTCCATGGTCTCACCGTCCCCCGCATCGATTGCCGCAGCATCGACGCGAAGCGTGCCGCCATTCGGGTGGGGCCATTGGCTTCGCAACAAGGCGTCCAGTTCGGCCCATGTCGAGCTATCGGACGGACTGCCCCAAATGACGGCATTGCTGAGAACGAAGGTCGTGTCGCGGCCAAAGCCCAGGAACACGATTTCCAAGCGGTCGCGTTGAACGTCGATCCCGGCGGTGACAATCAGAACGTCAGGGGGCATGGCGGCGAGCCCGAACGGTTCGGCCCGCGCCGCAAGTTCGTTCTCGTCAAGCTCTTCGGCGCTTTCCCGCCATCCTTCGGCAAGGATGGTGTTCACGAAGGTCTGCAATTGGTCGGGATGCGGCTTCGCGGCAAGGAACTCAGCCGCCAGTTTGCCCCATGAGGCGTTCGCCAGCGGCGAGACGAGCGCATTCAGGCGGAACCCGGCATGGCCTTCGACATAGGGCGCGGTCGCAATCCACTCGCCAGCGGCGACCATCGCGGGCTTGTGCTTTTCCGCGATCAAGCCTTCGCAGATGGGGCACCGGAACGCCGCCGTGTCGGGCCGGTCGGGTTGCCATTCGATGTGCTTCCAGAGGATTTCCGTGCGCTCGCCGCACGAGGGGCAGGGGACACGAAAGACCCGCATGTCCGATTGCTTGTAGGCCCGCAGCACATTCGACGTTTCTTCCGTCACCGGCGTCGAACCGAGAACGATCTTCCGGTTTGCGAATGAGAGGGTCCGGCGCTCGCCCAACGTGATCGGCGAGCCTTCCTGTCCGGCTTCCATTGCGTCGGCTTCGTCGATCAAGAGCACGCGGGCATTGTGCCGCCGCAGATTGCGCGGGCTCTTCGCCGCCACGATCTTCAGAGACCCGCCGGGGAAGCGTCGGCTCAGAAGCGTGTTGCGTCCCGACTCGTCGGCTTCCTCCGATAGCAGCCCACGCAAGGCAGGCGTCGCGTCGAAGATCGGTTCGAGGTCGCTGACCATATAGTCCCGGCAGTCCGCTTCCGTCGGCAGCATGGCCAGGATCGGCGCGGGCTCGTTCGCCACGAAGCTCGCCAGCGCACCGGACAACAGGGTCGTGAAGCCGACGCGCACCGGCTTGACGAGCGTCACCCGTTCGATGGCCGGGTCGCCGATGGCGTTGGCTATTTCACGCTGGAACGGCCATAGCCTGACACGCCCCGGCAGCGCGGTGACGCCCTCCGGCAATCGCAGTGTCGTTTCGATCCACTCCGAAAGCGGAAGGCGGAGCGGCGGACGCAAGGCATCCAGCGCACGCGCGCGGACGCGGAAGATGTTTCTAGATGCCATCGTCTGCGGCCTCCGCCAGCGCGTCGCGGGTTTCGCGGTCGATTTCCGAAAGGTCGTGCGCCGTCAGATGGCCAAGCCTCTGTCCGATGCGGGCGGGCAGGGCGAGCATTCGAGCGCGCACGTCGCGAAGGATACTGGCCCATTGTGCTTCGACTTCCTTGGACGGAACCAGTTCGCGCCGCCGTTCGGCGTTCTGCATTGCGATCTTGTCGGCACGCTCGCGCGTCTCGCGTTCCCGTTCGCGGGTGAGTGCGCCGGTCGTCTCGCCGCGACGGTTCGCCAGCGCGCTCATGTGGCGGCAGTAGGCCCGGACGCTCTCTTGCAGAGGGAACTTGTTTCCGTCGGTCGTCAGGACGCCCTTCGCCTTGAGCAAGTAGACTTGGCGGTCGGTCAGCCCCAGCCAGTCGGCGAGGATCGCGGCGGTGACGGTCGAATCCTTTGCCATTTCACTTCACCGCTCCAAAAGCCGGGGCTCTGCGACCTCCCGGCCGCCCCCCTGAGGGAAGGACCCGCGACCATGCAGCCCGGTCCCCCGCGCCACGGACGGACGAGAAATCAGCACTTGAGGGTACGAGGGGGTGAGGCTGAGAAATCAGCACTCTCGGTCCCCACGGGGGCGGACAAACGGACACCCCTAAAGGGGTGTGTCCGTGTCCGTCCGCCCTATGGGGGGTGTGGGCGGTCGGACATGTCCGGACAAGTCCGGCTCCTGTCCGTGTCTGTCCGCCAACGTGGCGGGCGCGTGCCGGTCGCTTCGATGCTTGAATGGCCATCATGCCGTCCCCCGCACATGGGACTCGAACACGCCGTCGATGTCCGCCGCGCTCCATCCATGGTCCTGACCGGCGAGCATCACGTTTTCGTCTTGGAGGCGTATCCAACCCTTCTCGCGCAATCCTTCGACGGCCCGCCTGAATGCCTTCTGCCGCCCGTCAAGACTTTCGGCGGTCGAGACCCTTTGCTCCATGTAGGCGTCACGCCATCGCGTCAGGGTGATCGCTTGTTCGGTGCTGGCGGCAAGGCTCTTCAGGAGTTCAATGGCGCGTGTCTCGCCGGGTGAAGACCGCCCGCGCCGTGGTGCCGATCCGGCGACCAACTCGTCCGCCAGTGCCGCCGTGATGGCGTCGCCGTCCACGTCGTCGCCCAAGGTGCTTGTGCCGATTCTGAAGGCGAGGTCGAGCGTGCAAGGCCCGTTGCGGTTCTTGGTGAGCGTTGCGCGCACGATCCCAGACTCCGGATCGCGCTTGACGTGAAGGGCGAAGTCGAGAGCGCCATTCAGGACGCTATGGCCGCGCGGCGTCCCCCCATCGGCCTTCGTGTCGTGATGGACGAGGATGACGGCCGCACCCCATTGCGCCAGCGACCGCGCGACCGAGACGACGCGGCCCATGCCTTCGGCGCTGTTCTCTTCAAGGCCAGGAAACGCCATCGCCAGCGTGTCGATAACGATTAGGGCCGGACGCCGACGCTCCGCTTCCGCCTGAAGGGCGGCGAGGTCCCCGCTCCCGTCGCTCAAGAGGTCGGAGACGCCTTGTACAAGCAGGAAGTCCGGCGCGTCGCCGTGCGCCTCCCTCAAGGCCCGGACACGTTGCGCCATGCCGTTCTGATCTTCGGCGGCGACATAGAAGACCGGGCCGGGCTTGGTCCGAAGACCGAAGGCCCGCTCGCCGCGCGCGACCGCGTAGCCGATATGGGGCGCGATCAGGCTCTTCCCGGCTCCCGGTGCGCCGAAGATGCACCCGACTTGCCCGGCCGCCGCGAGACCCTTGACGACGTAAGGCGCGGGCGGGGTCGTCTCGCATTGCGCGGGCGTTAGGAAGGCGAGGCGGCCCGGCTCGGGCGTCTTCGGTTTGGACCGGGGATCGGTCCAGCCCGCTTCCTTCGCCATGCGGAACAAGGTGCCGATGCCGACGCCTCCCGGCTTGGGGCTGAAGGATCGCCATGCCTCGCGCGTACCGCCATAGTTCGCCGCGCCTTGGCTCCACTCGTCCCAAAGGGTGAAGCCTTCCTTGCCGCCCTGATAGGCGTCGTGAAGGGCCATGCCGACATGAAGCCAAGTCTCGCGGCTCTCGCACGCCTCGTCCGGCAGCGCGGCAAGCGCGCTCTCGATCACGTCGCGCGGCGGGGGAGGCGGCGCAAGCTCGAAGTCCTCTGCCGGACGCTCCGGCTTCGCCTTGACGGTCTCCGGCTCGTAGAAGTCGCCGTCCCGCCCCATGGCACCAAAGTCGAGGTCTTCGGCGAGGTCGATGAACCGCCCCTCGACCAAGTGCGACTCGTAGGGAACGCCCTCGACCCGGCCGACATAGTAGGTCCGCGACCGGTCGAAACATGACGGGTCGAGCGCCCCGAGCATGAGCCCGTGAAGCCGGGCAAGACTGCGTTCGCGTTCGGCTGCGGTCAGGTCGCGAGAGGCCGGGCAGAGAATGCGGAAGCGTGGTTTGTCGGGATGGTGCGAGGGGGTCGTGTAGACCAAGGCGGCGACCGCGTGGCGCGTCAGGAGTTCGACGGCCTTTTCGACACTCAGGGGGAAGCCTTTGCCGTCGTAGTCGCCTTCGATGCCGGTGAAGGCCAGAAGGTTGCCGTCATGGCGGAGCGTGCCCTTGCCGGTCTTCACGTCGCCGAACTTGCCGAGCTTGATGAGGGGCAGGGCGTCCTTCGATTTTGCGACTTTGGCGTCGATATTGGCCTTCAGGTCGCGAAGCGTTCGTGTCCGGTGGCGGATGGTCTTCCCGTGAACGTCGTCGAAGACTGAAACCGACAAGGACCGGTCGAGGGGCGAAGACGGGGCTTGCGCTTCTTCAGATGTGTGGTACTCAGATACCGTTCCTGTGTCTTCAGTTCCCCCCGTCGCCGTCCCGATTCCCGTCGGGGCGGCGATACCTTTTTCGGGCCTTCGTCGAATTGTGGGGTTGGATTCCCGGTTAGCCATCGCCGGAAAATCCTTTTGCCGATCAATGGTGCCGTTTTGATCGGTTAGCCAACCTACTCCATTGATTCTATTGGGCGAGGGGATGCCCGCCCTGTCCGCCAATTAATGGACTTAACCTATTGATATTAAAGATATATTTGAGATATCTGACCCCAGCCTATCCCCCATCTAGACTAGGCTTATCTCGGTAGTTCCCGGAATTCCCAAAGCCCTGCAATCGTCGGTCGGTCGGTATGTTATGAATCGGCATGGAGATTTGCGCCCCTTCGGCGTCCAACCGGGACCCCGGCGCTTCTGCGTGTTTTGGCACGCAATCAGGTGCTTGTTCGGACAAGGCGGGGGCCAGACTCAAGAACGGATCGGGAGTCGACTGACGCGCCGATTCACGTGCGCGATCCGGCTTGTCAGCCCCGGGGCGCTT